TCGGGGGTTCGAGCCCCCCACAACCCACCAAATTTACGCTGAGTAATCAGTCAGATAGGCCACTTAGTGATAAGTGGCTTTTTTGTTTCTATCGCTAAGTGTCGCAAAAGTGTCGCACGAGTTTTTTTATCTCTACCTTTCGAAAGCCGAAAGTTATCGATTTTATTTAAAAATAATTAGTCGTAATAAATTTAATAATTAATAAAAAACATACAGAATAAAAAACTATTAAAAATAATAAATCCAGATAATTCATTTACATCCACTCTATGTTAACCAAACATCTCAAAAATAAATTTTCTTAATCATTTCAATTCGGCACTTACGCAAAGAACCCAATTCCCGCGCACTCTCGCGATATATTTTGTAAAAAATTTAAACTGAAATAATTTTTTGATCCAAATTGTGCAGGCGAGTGCATATGGTTAATATGGTTACTTCCAATAATCCTGACTGTCTACTATACTCTGCAACTGTAATATAGTAGGAACACTGATTGAAATCACTGGGTATATAAGGCAAAATTTTATGGTCTCTATTTATAGCTATCAGTGCTTATCGTTTTTTCCTACAACTTGCGAGTAAATTATCCCGTATTTTACGTAATAAAAAATACCACTAGTAACCTAATCTAGAAATATTTGGTAATAGCTCACCTGTAATTGACCGCATTATTGAGGCGTACGGTTTTAATTTATGCTAGTTTGAATTAGCATGAGTAACTTGCATTAACGATATAAAAAGATAACTTCCCAGATAATTTAATTGTTTATTGTATGGTTGAGACTGTAGTTACTCTTGGATAGCTAATATTAGATATTTTATGTTTACCTAAATACAAACCACTTATTTATGGAGAAAAATTCGAAGCTAATACTGATATATAATGTTTGACAAAATTTTATTTAAACAAGGTGTTCTATTCCCCAAAGCCCCAATAGCGATTCAAAATGGACAAAATTACTACATTATAGATTGCCAATTTTGTGAGGTTTACGATGGTAAATGGCTAGTCAAAATAGATAATAGAGTTAGTGTAAGAGAAGTAACTAGGATGCCAATGCAATGCATACGCGTTTCTGATGTGGGAATGGCTTTTGATTGTGAAATTTCTGATATAAAAATTCACGGTCGAGTAATTACTATTATTGATAATCAGTAAGAAAGGAATTAATGATGAAATATCTAGTATTAACAATCGGATTGTTATTATCTCTAAATGTATCTGCAAAAATGACTAACTGTGATATTGCAAAAGAAGCTTTTAGAGATTCTGGTTCTATAATTAGTGATACTTTTCTTTTTGGTATGAATAGTGATGGGAAACCAGCTGAATATAATTACTATCATACATGGTATAAAAATTACTACCCTAAAAAAATTGGCGCTATTAAAGATAGGTATGATTCATATACAAAAAAAGTAGATAGTAATAATCCAATATTTTTAGGCATTACCTCTATTATCCAAGCCAATAATATTGCAAAGGGAATGGATTTATATTTAGAAGACAAATCTAATAAAGATAAGCTCAAAGAAGCGCAAGAATTATACAATTCAATGTACCAACAATTAGTGAAAGACTGTGGAAAAATTTAGTAGTCATGGCAATAAATAAACAACCTGATGGTCGTTGGCAAGTTGAGAGCTACCCTAACGGCCGAACAGGTAAACGAATTAGAAAAGTATTCACTACAAAAGGTGAAGCTATTTCATTTGAACGTTATATTCTTGAACAAACAGAAGATAAGCCGTGGCTAGGTGAAAAAGAAGATAAACGTTTATTATCTGAGTTGGTTGAAATCTGGTTTCGTGCTCATGGTATTACATTAGCTGATGGTGAAAGCCGAAAACAAATGATGTTATTCGGTTGCCAAGCAATGGGCGAACCTTTAGCAACAGAGTTTAATGCTAAGTTATTTTCTGTTTATCGTGAAAAGCGATTAAGCGGAAAAATTACTCGTGCCGATAGGATCAAGTCCGTTGCTCCACGAACAACAAACCTTGAACTAGCCTATTTTCGCGCTATGTTTAATGAGTTGCATCGATTGGGTGAGTGGAAAGATGATAACCCATTAAAAAATGTTCGCTCATTTCGTACTGATGAATCAGAAATGGCGTTTCTTTCTGATGAACAGATTATCCAACTGCTAGAAGAATGTGATAAAAGCAAAGCGAAAGACTTATCTATTATTGTCAAGATTGCACTTTCTACTGGAGCGCGTTGGTCAGAAGCTGAAGGTTTAACCAGTTCACAAGTTACTCCTTACAAAATTACATTTACCAAAACAAAAGGTAAACGTAATAGAACTGTACCTATATCAGAAGAGTTGTTTAATGAAATTACGAAACGTAGAGGCCAATTATTTACGCCCTGCTATTCTGCGTTTCGTTCAGCAATAAAACGCGCCAATATTGAATTACCCCATAGGCAATCATCTCATGTTTTACGACATACTTTTGCCTCACACTTTATGATGTCAGGCGGTAATATTTTAGTTTTACAGCGGATATTAGGTCATACCGATATTAAAATGACTATGCGATATTCGCATTTCGCCCCAGAGCATTTAAATGATGCGCTGATGTTTAATCCTTTGGTGAAGTTGAAAATATGAATCAAGGCATATCTATACTATTAGTTACCGCAGTAACAATAATTCTATTTATTTGGTTATTATATAAAAGAAAATGGAAATTTTGGTTAGATGATAAAGGATTACATTTACAACCATTGTTTTGGCTTTTAATTACTCTTCCATTAATTATCAGTGCTATATTATGGTTACTAATATCCGCGGATTATTCATTAAATTTGACTAAGGATGGGTATAATCAATTTATAGAGTATGCAAAACTTCCATTACTAATCCTGACATTATCACCGATACTAGGTGCTTTTGTTATCAATGCTCATCGTTCAATTCAAACAGCCAAACAGATTGAAGAAACAGAGAAAAAAAACAAAATTGATATTTATTATACTATTAAAAAAAACATAATAGATGAATTAAATGATTATAAAAATATAGATTTTAAATTTTCCCTTAGTGCATATGACATGTGGTCAAAAGGATATTTAAAAGATAATAAATTTGAAATGAAAGTTAACACCACTTATTTAAATAGGATAGAGGAAAAAATCAGAGAATTAATAAACATTAATAATGCACTAGAAAATGAAAAAGTAAAAATAATTTATGATATAAATAATAAAAAAGCACCAATATATTCAAAGGAAATCTTTATTGCGATAAATAACCTTTATGTTTTTTTTATAGAATCAATAAGTGAAATAAACTTAACACCAAAAAATACTAATTATTATATTACTATAATTAACTGGCGTGTTTATAATGAAAATATAGAAAATATAATAAAAAAACAAGAGGAAAATAAAAATTTCATTGAGTCCCTCTCCGATGAAGAAATCTTCTCTAAACTCAATGAACTTCAATATATAATTAAAGATATTGAAAAAGAAAATAATAAAATAGAAAAAGAGATTATAGAAGTATATTCTTTTATTCCGCTCTTACATAAATTCATAACAGATTTTCTCCTTATCCTTTATCCTCAAATAAATGTTAATAAATTTATTCCAAGTCTAAATAAATTAGCTAATATGAATGGCGATAAAATAGTGGCAAAGTGGCGACAAAGTGGCGACAGAAAACCAGAACAACCATGAATAGTCATAGCTTATCGTTTTATAACTTATTGAAAAAATTATAACTTATTGATTTTACAGTGGTATAAATACTACTCTTAATCAATTGGTCGGGGGTTCGAGCCCCCCACAACCCACCAAATT